GCATCTGCCGCCTGCCTTGCGACTTTATCCGCGCCATGCGACCCCAAGCGGACCCGCATAGCCTCGTTCAACCGCGCACCGACGTTCTTCACCCCTCCGGCAGGCTGGCCGGAACCGCCGCCACCATCCGCCGGAGCGAACTTGCCGCTGTCGTCTCTGGGCTGATCGGCGGCGAACTTGGAGAGAGTCTCCATCAAGTTTCTCGCGTACCGGGCGGCCTGTTGTGTCTGCACGGTTGGACCCTCACGCGCACGCATGGGCGCGTTCTACGTTCAGAACGCGCTCGCGTCCACGATGCCCTGCGCGTCCATCGCGCCCACCAGCGCCACGGCGGCCGGGGCCACGATCTGCGCCGCCACCAGCGTCGGCTCGTTGAACTTGCAATGGGACAGCATGCCCCGGTTGTTCCCGCCCGCCGACAGGTTCACGTACACGAACGCCCCGCCGCCGGGGGTCAGGAAGTCGCAGTTCTCCACCAAACAGTTGAGGAACGTGGTGTCGTTCGACCCCGCCGTGTCCTCGTCGCCGATGTCCATGCCGTTGCTGTAGAACCGGCACCCACGCACCTCCACGTCCGTCGGTCCCACGCCGCCCTCCACGCCGGGGCCGGGGTTCTTGTACAGCAGGCCCTTGGCCGTCGCCCCCCGGAACAGGCACCCGCTCAGGAGGCCCTCCGACGCCGAGTAGGAGTCGTCGTCCAAGTCCGGCAGGAGGGCCATCCCGTTGAGGCCCGCGCCGTCCACCACGCAGTCGTGGTAGATGTAGCCGTTCCCCTGCTGGCGCACCGCGTCGAACGCGCCCGCCGCGGCGAACCGCAGGTGGCTGGCCACGAACGCCTGCGCGTGGACCGACAGGGGCCGTCCACCCGCCGCTCCGATGTCCGGCCGCTGGTAGCCGCCCAGTTCCGCCCCGATCAACTGGATGCCGTCCTTCGTGACGACGAGGTTCTCCCCGTAGGCCGCGCCGCCCGCCACGTAGATGCGGTCGCCCCGGCCGCTCACGCACCGCGCCAGAGCCTCCGTGATGGTCGCCAGCGCCGTCGCCCACGTGAAGCCGTCTTTGGCGTTGCTCCCGATGTTGCTGTTGACGAAGAACACCATGCCCGGCGTCACGGCGTCGAACGCCGCTTCGATCCGGTCGCGCTCCGTCTCCAACTCGTCCCCAATCGTGCCGTGAATGGCCCGATCTCCCCTGCGGTAAAGGCTCATGGCATAACCCTTTCTGACGGTGGTTGACGGTCACGCGGCACACGTATGCGCCGCCCTGTTAGCCTCTCCGGCCCCTAGTACCCGACGCCCTTCCGAAGAAGGGCCTCCGCCTCTGGCTCCTTGCCTTGTAGCATGGTTCACCTCCACCGTAAGTCCACGATGAAGGTACGAATAAGGCAAGTAAAAACTAGCCTCGGCGGGCGATTTCTTCCTCGATGGTCGTCCCGCCGTCAAAAAGTCCAATTCTGAATATGACAAATTCTGCCGGGAACGGCGGGTTGATGCCCACCTCCACGTTGACCCGGCCCTGCTTGGTCTCCGAGAGCGGGTTGTTCTCCTCGTCGCACTTGACGAAGAAGGCCCGCGACACATCGTTCGAGGGGAACAACTGCCCCCTCTGCCACAGGTTCCGCAGGAACTCCTCGTTGACCCGGCGGAGAAGCGTGAACAGCCGGGGGTCAATCGGCTCGAACACCGCGAAGCGGTTGCCCTGCCGGATCGACTCCTTCACGAAGTTCAGGAGCCGCCGCACGGGGACGTAATGCCGCCCGTCCGGCACGCTGAACAGCGTCCGGGCACCCCAGACACGGATGCCCTCGCCGGGGAACGCCCGGATGACGTTGACGCCGACCGGGTTGAGAATGTCCTGCTCCCCGTCGGTCGTGTGGTGCGTCAGGTCCAACGCCCCCCGGATGGCGATGTTCGCCGGGGCCACGTGGACACCCCGCGTCGCGCCCACCTGCGCCCAGATGCCCATGAGGAAGCCGGACGGGGGCATGGCGATCTTCTGGTTGCCCACCACCGGGTCCCGAACGATGACCCACGGGTAATAGAGAGCCGTCTGGGAGGAGTCCTTGTTCAACTCGAACTGCCGGAAGTTGAACGCCTCCGTCGGCTCGTCGTCCGCCAGCGGCACGTCGCCGATGAACATAAGGTTGCCGCGGGCCTCCGCGTAGTCGGACGCCTCCGATTCCACCGCCACGCTCGTCACGCCGGGGATGGCGAAGAAGTTGACCTCGCTCACCTCGTCGAACAGGAAGATGCCGCTCTTGGGCGACACGTCGCTCCCGATGAAGTCGGCGTCCGTCGGCGTCGCTCCGTCCGTCCCGCCGGACAGGTTGATCTTGTTGGCGGGTTGCGGGGTCTGGTTCAGGAGGTCCGTCGGGGCCGCCAGCAGGTCCGTGAATTCGATGGTGCGGCTCTCGTTGGAGTCCCCGGCCAGCCGAATGCCGAAGTAGTCCCGCTGGTTGGTCGCCTCCATCGAGAGGAACTGGTGCGACTCCTTCAGCAGGCCCTTCTCGAACACCCGGATGTCGTACTCCTGCGACACCACCACCGCTCCGACGGGGATCGGCCCGGGCGGGGCCGCCGCCGCGAACCGCAGGGTGTTGCCGTCGATGGCCGTCAGGAGGACGGACGTGAAGGCGAACGGCCCGAGCGGGTCCGCGATCAGCACCCGGCTCCCGATGACAAAGTTGAAGGAGGACGCCACGGTGATGCTGGTCTGGCCGACCACCAACGACTGCGTGGAGACTGTGGACGCCCGGTGGGATGTCCCGCTCTGGACCAGCGACCCGACCACGAACGCGCTGGGCGGCGCGGGCGAGCCGACCTGAACCACCAGCGGCGTCACGCGGACCACCCGGACGGACGGGAATACCTCCACCACATGCCCCTGCACCGTCGCGCCGTTGGTGCCGTGGGTGAGGACCAGCAGATCGCCCTTCTGGACCCCGCGCAGGCTCGCCAGCGCGATGAAATCCGATCCCGCCACCACCGCCGGGACCGGCGAGGGCACCGGAGCGGGGTTGGGACCGGGGGCCGAGGAGACGGTCGTGCGGTAACGCTCCGTCTGAAGCGTCACCTGATCTCCCCACGCGCCGGGGTTGGCCGCGTCCACATCAATCGCGGGCAGGCTCTCGTGGTTCTCCAGCGTCGCGCTGGACTCCGACGCCCCGAGGCCCACGATGCGGTTGATGAACATGCGGGTGATGCCGTTGGCGAAGGCATTCCGCACGGACGGCTCCAAGAACGAGCCTTGGAAATTGCCGCCGAACGAGTCGTTGAACTGCTGGGTGTTCGTGACCAGCACGGAGCGGTCGATGGGACCCTTCTCCGCCACGCCGACCGCGCCGCCCGTGTTCACGCCGACGCCGATCACCCGCGGGATGCCGCGCTCCTCGACGATGTAGACATCTGGGTGAAGCGTCTCCAGTGCCGCGACCATCAGCAGGCTCCTTTGTGCGGGGGTTTAGGCCCCGCCACCGAGGGCCGCCTTCGCCACTCTCTGGCGCTCGGCGAAGCCCGTCACGTCAACGAACACTCTCTTGGTGAGGAACTTCTGGAGTTCAGCACTGCTGAACTCCTCCTCCGACAGTTCGCGGCTGGTCTCACCGGGAGCCAGCCGAAGCGTCGTGGGGAAGCCGCGGCCGTCCTTCACCGCGAGATTCACCCCCAACATCGTGGGCGACACGTTGCGTACCAGATGACTCGCCATGTCTCCTCCTGCGCGTCAAAAAGTTTCCCGGAAACCCCCACCTTCCACACCTCGCGGCTTACAGTCGACCGCCGCCGTCGCCTCCTCCGGCGTCCCCGGACCCGAAGCGCGGCGCAAGGTCAACGTGATCTCCTCTGCAATCGGGACCAACTCCGGCTCCGGCCTCAACCACGCATGCCCGTTTAGTAGGCACGGCACGTTCGTAACATACAGTCCGCGAGTCACTTGGTCAAGTTGCGCTTTTGGTCCCACCGTCACCACGGACAGCAACTCGCCAATCGACAGCGACCGCACCTTGCGTCTCGGGTGGAACGCCTTCTCCACCGCGTCGGCCATCGCCAGCGAAACGTGCTTGAAGGGGGCTTGGCAGGCGATGACAATGTTGGCGTCGAAGATGTTTCTCCGATGCCGGACCCGCGCCTCCTTCTTGCCCCGGTTGACCTCCACCTCGCTTTCGTTTGTGGCCGACGCCGCATCGCGGGGCCGGTCCACCACGGTCGGGTTGTTGATGAGGACCGTCGGAACCTTTCCCGTCTGGTAGTCCTGATCCGCCGAAATGAACACGTCCGGGATGCCGAAGTAGTTCACCTCCACCTTTCCCGTCTGCGGCCCGGACAGCGTGACGGTCTTGCCGTCGGGCAGGACCGACACGAACAGGTTCATCGTCTTGCCGGGGTCCGCCGTGAGGTTGAACACCTCCACCGGACCCGCCACCCTCAACCCGGAATCCACCACCAGCGTCGCGGCGGCGGACAGGTTCTCCACCCACCGCAACCGCACCCGCGTCGTGCCCTCCAGATGCGCTTTCAGGCTCCGGGCCACGTCGTCCAAGAAATCGTAGTCGCAGTGCAGTTGCAGGACCACGGCCCGCAACACCGGACGCTTCTTCTGGCCCAGCGAAGGCGTCAACCTGACCTTGATCCGCACCTGCCGCTGGATCGTCAGGGGGAACAGATCAATGAACTCCTCCACCACGGCGCTGTTCACGTACACGCTGGCGAACGCGCCCACCGCCGGGACCCACGAGGAGGAAATCGTGTCGAACGCCCGCCACGTCACGCCGTCGTCGTTCGACAACTGGTAGCCGATGGCCCCGCCGAACTGCCCCGAAAGCAACTCGTCCGCCCGGAAACCCGTCAAGGCTCTGATGGCCGTCCCCTTGTGGTTGGGGAGGATCACCACAGTCTCGAAGAACTTGCCCGCCGAATCGTAGGCCATCTCGTCGTCCGTCAGCCGCCGGAGGGTCAAGCCCTGCGACGGGCGATGACACATCGTTCCAATCCGGCACGCCCGCTCGATCTTCCCCGGAGGGGGCGTCTCGAACGTCAACTCCTCCTGCACCTCGAAGTCGAACAGCCGGATCATTTGGGCATCACCTCGGCTTGCAGGTCCGCCAGCATGCCGGGAAGGGCCTCCGCGATCTCCTGCAACGCTGGATCGAAGAACGGCCTCGGCGGGACGATCAACACCCGCGTATCCGGCCGCAACGGCACGCCCCGCGCCGCCAGAAACCCACGCATCCTCGGCGTCACCTCAAGGGCGGCACCGTCCTCAAGGATGGCCGCAACCAAGTCCATCGGAGTGCCGTCCGTGCGCGTCGCACCCTCCGGGATGCCGACGAACGCCTTGTCGCCGTCGAAGGTCAGACCGAAAGACCGCAGGAGTTCCCCCGCGTCGTTGAGCGGCTGGCCCGCGCCGCGCAACTCCACCGTGGCGGCCGAAAGGGCAGGCCAATCCGCCCGCCCGTTCTGAAGGTTGGACTGCACCTTGTCCAGAACCGCCTGACCGACCTTCTGCACCGCCTCCCGCCCCGACCGCTCCAGCCGGTCCTCCAACGCCGACGCTTCGAGGTCCTGTATCAGGTCCTCGAACTCCCGCTCATCGTGGATTTTGATGGAAAACTTGACGCTCATCACAGGCTCCCCAGAGTTTCCGTCCTTTGCTCGGCGTCAACATGGACCAGAAGCCAGCGTCCCACGCTCTCCAACCCGCTCCCCTTGCGGACGCTCGTGATGACCAGATTCAGGGGCCGCACATCCCCCTTCATATCCACCGACTCGATCAGGTCGCCGGGGATGAAGTAGGGGTCCGCCAACCCCGCCGCTTCCAACTGCCGCGGGCGGAACACCGCGTGGAAGATGGACGGCTCGGCGTTCCCGGTCTGCGTCGGCCGCATGCGGAACAGGCCCTCCGTCCCGCGTGCGATCTGACCGATGACCTCCACCGTCAACCCGCGCACCTTGTTGCCGCCCACCGGCTCCCGGTAGTCCGGGTCCAGTTCGGTGTTCGGAATGTCCAACTTCCGAATCCTGAACTTGACCTCGTTCATCCGCAGGGGCAAGGACAGCGGCATCAGACGTATCCCAAGTACAGGACAGGGGTTACGAATCCGCTTAGAAGATCGTCCGCCGCCGCGTTGCCGGACGTGTTCTGACCTCCGCCGGACTCGGTGCCCGCCTTCTTCTCGTCGGACGGCGCGGCCAGCGAGTACGAGTAGCCTTCGATGGACTCGCTCACGATCCGGCTCTGAATATCCTGCTCAATGATCGCCGCGTCATCCTCGGAAATCTTCGCCAGCCGGTCGTTCACGATCAGGATGCAGGCCCGGCGAATCTCCAGCGGCGTCCGGCCCAGCGTCCGGGCGGTCGCGCCACTGGCAATGGCGAACTCCAAAGGGTCGAACTTCAAGAGAATCGGAGAGGGAATCTCCGACACCATCACCGCCTCATTGCCAAAGATCACTTGGTCGCCGACCCGGAAGCCGGTCGTGCTTGCCACCGGAACGTCTGTGGCCCCGGAGGCAACAGGGGCCGTGACCGCGGTGGTCACGTCCTTCAGGTCTTCCAGCCACGCGAAGGCTCCGTCGAGCGTCACGCCCAGCGGAGTACGCGGGAAGCGGGCCGTCGCCCCGATCATCTCGACGATCCGCTTGCCGCGCTCGTGAACGTAGTCGTCGGCGTCCACCACCTCGAAATCTTCGCCGCCGACGCCGCCCGTCTCGACCGTGTTGAGCAACGGAATCGGGATCAGGTTGTCGAGGTGGGCGAAGGGCGTGCCCCGGCCGTCCACCTTGAACCGCCCGACCACCGGCGCGAACCACTGGTCCGTGATGCGGTTTATCATCCGGCCCGCGAGCCGGATGAGGTCACGCGCACGCGAGTCCGGTAGTTCCGTGACGGTCAGGCCCTCGTCACGGAGCATCTTGATCGTGCAGTAGTCGAATTCCATGCCCCCGGACCCCTAGAAGTGGGGCGGCCGGAGTGGGCCTTATTTCTTGGCCTTCCGGCTCACCCGCTTCGTCGGCTCGGCGCTCGGCGCAGGCGTACCCGCCGCGTCTCTGCCTGATCCGGCCGACTTCTCGGCTTTCGCTTCCGCTTCCTGCCGCTTCTCCGTCGGACCCTTCGGCGGCTCCGGGACGGCATCTCTGGCGGCCACCGCCTCCGGCGATGGTTCGGGCTTGCGAATGACCTGCTCGGACGCGCTCGGTTTGGGTGGCTCGACCGGAGCCGACGGAGGAGTGACTTCGATCAGCACATCCCGGTGGGAGCGGAACTTGGCCACGTCTTGGGGGTCCGTCACCTCCACCGCCTCGGCTTGCGTAAAGCGGTAGTATGTGCCGGTTAAGCCGCGGCTCTCATTCCACAGCCCCTTCGACTTGAAGAAAGCCACTGGCTCCTCCGTTTCCGCCCCCTCGGTCCCTCTCCCCCCGCGATGGGGGGAGAGGGAGAGGAAATCGTCACGGCGTCACGCCGCCGGTTTAGATCACCTCGGGCCGCTTGCGGAGGTTCTTCACCTTCACGATGGCGTCGATGTTCTCGACGTTCGCCGCCACCTGATTGTACACGACCGTCTCGATGCGGTCGTTGTTCTTGTTGAACTCGGTGAAGATGCGGGTCCCGTCGAGAATGCCCCAGATCAGGTTCCGGGGGTTCAGGAGCCACATGAACGAGCCGTCCGGCGTCGAGCCGGACCCGGCCGCCGCTCCGAGGAACGTCACGCCCGCGATGGCGTACCCCACGACGGGGTTGGCCGTCGAGCCGCCCGCCACGCTGTCCACGACGATGGAGGCACCCGCGCCCGTGTTCGTGGTGCGGATGTCGATGAGACCGTCGCCGTTGTCGATGGCCACCGCCGTCGCACCCGCCGCCACGAGGACGGCGTTGATCTGGCGTGCCACCTCCACGGAGTCGAGCGTGCCCGGCGTGAACGTCACGGTCGTCGCGCCGAAGCCCGCGCCGTTGATGTTCAACTTCAGGACGTTGTTCGCGCCCGTGAAGATGAACGGACCCGCCCGGTTGCCCTTGGCGACCGCCGGAGTGGCAGAGGCGCTTGGCACCGACAGGTCATCGGGGATGAGGTTGATGAGCATGAGCGGAATGCCGAACGGCGCAATCCCGCTCCCCTGCAACGCGGCGTCGCCGCTCGCCGTCGCCCGGTCGGCCGTCACGTCCATCCAGTCCGTGGCGATGGCGTCGGAGACGAGGAACCGCAGGCCGGGGTCGGCCTTGTACTGCTTGGGCAGGCGGCGCTTCGCGGCGGAGAAGATCGACTTGCTGATCGTCGCGCCGTTGGCGTTGAGGACGTGCGCCCCCTCGGTGATCTTCGCCCAGCCGTTGAGCCGGACGAGCAGGGCGGTGAAGGGGTCCGCCCCGACCAGCGTGGTGTCGCCCTGAATGGCGAGCAGTTCGAGGTCCGTGGCGATGCGCTGGACGAACGCATCCATCACCGTTCCCTCGAAGTCGTCCTGCTCGATGTTCGCCTGCAGGGTCTCCGTGGAGATGTTCCACGCCGACTGCAACTTCTTCGACGCGAGTTCGATCTTGTTGAACTTCGGCTTCTGGAGGATCATCGGGTCCGTGTCCTCCGCCACCGCGATGGTGACGGGTTCGCCGACATGGAGTTTGTCGATGTCCATGCTCGGCTGTTGCATGCGGACGAACCGCACCTGCGGCAGAAGCACGGAGAACTTCTTGACCAGCGTAACGAACGTGTCCTGCTGTTCGGCGTTCAGCAGACCGCCGGAGGACAGGTCGCCCGTCACGATGGTCTTTTCCAGCGTGTCCTCGTTCAGGTCCCGACCCATCGCATGTCTCCTTCAAAAAGGGTTAGTGTGTTGTGATTGTCACCCTACCACATGCCGCGCCTCGCGGCAAGACCCCACTGATTACATCTTCGCGTTGGCCTTCGTGATCGCGGTGCGGAACATCCCGCCCCACGGCTTGCTCTTGTGAGTGGCTTCCTCCCCCGCCTCGGGGGCCTCGTCCTGCCCCTCGATGGACTGGGTGGCCACGCCGCCCGCCAGTTCGATGGCCTCGACACGCTCCGCCAACTCGGCCGACTTGGAGAGCGCGTCCTTCGCGGCCTCCCGCGTCTCCTCCGTCGTCTTGACCAGTTCCGCGTGCTGGACGTTCATCTTCTCCAGAAGGTCCTTCTGGAAATCGCCCAGCGTCTTCTCCAGCGCGGCGGAGAAGCGGTCGCCCAGCGCCTTCTCGATGGCCGCGGCGTCCACTTGCACGGTGCCCTTCTCGGTCGGACCCGCACCGACGGGAGCCGCTTCCGGCGACGCGGCGGGAGCCGCCGCAGGCTTCGGGGCCTCCGTCTCGCCCTTGAGTTCGGCGATGATCCGGCCCAGCGAGGTGTGGGCCTCGGCCAACCGGGTGACGCGCTTCTTCCCGGCGTACCCGGCCTTGCCGACGGCCTCATGGGCGGCCTCGTAGATGGCGTCCTCCGCCGCCTCGACCTTGACCTTCTCGGTGCCAACCGCCTCGCGCAGGGCCTTCACGGTCTGCACGGCGTCCGCCTTGCCGGACACGAACTCGTCCACGGCGGACTTGACCTGCTCCTCGGACGACTTGGCCGCTTCCTTCGCCCAGCACTTGCCGTCCTTCATGGTCGGGTGCGAGGCCGGGCACTTGCCGTCCACCGGGTCCACGCTCTCGGCCTTCGGCGCACCATCCGGCTTCGCGCCGAACGGCGGGGCCGCGCCGGGGAACGGCTTGCCGCCCTCGGCCTCCTTCGTCTTGCCCTTCTCCGTCTCGACTCCGGGCGGAGCGGCCACCGCCGCCACCGCGCCCGCCACTGCGGTATTCACGGGCGTCACCTCCTTCGATGCGGCAGGCTCTCCGCTGATGCGGAGCGCACGGCCAAGCCTCTGCAAAAACGACAAGCCCTGCACGGCGTCCTTCTCCGCGGCACCGGGCGGGGCGGGCGTCTCCTCCACCACGGTCACGGGGGCGGGCGTCGGGGGCTGAACCTGCTCGATCTGCGCGGACTTTTTCATGGCCTCATGCTCCTCCTTGGTGATCCAGTAAGCGAACTCCTCGGACCACCACAGTTTCGTGATGCCAAAGGAGGCCACATCGACCTTGTTCGTCCGCTCCATCCACGCCGCGAACTCCTCGTGGGTCCACGGCTGACCCGGCTTCCCGTCCTTCTCGGCGAAGATGGTGTCCTCGTAGTCCGGGGGCGTCATGCCCTTGTCCCGCATGTGCTGGGCGAGATGCGCCCACACGCCCTTCTGGTCGGACTTGGGCAGGTCCACTCCGCCCCGCGCCCCCAGCAGGGTCGCCATCGCCACCTCCACGCCGGGGAACTGCACCGCCAGACCGTTGCCCTTCATCACGTGGTGGGGAAGCCGGTAGGCCGTCTTCATCTCGGGCGCGTCGGCGTGCGTCGCATCCGCCTTCTCGTCGAACCACGCATGGGCGTCACGAACGCCCGCCCAGCCCATCTTGCCCACGAGGGCGTCGCAGTCGAGGCAGTCCCACTTGGCCTGCTCGATGACCGGGGCGGCCGTCTCGTACTTCACGACGTTTTTGGAAATCTCCGCCCCCACTTCCACGCCCTCCTCGGCATCGAGCGACTTGGCGATGACGGAGACGAACTTGGTCCGGTCGTTGGCCGCGTGCCCCTTCCGCGTCGTGGCGATGTGATCGAGAATCACATCGTCGATGGCCCGCACGATCCCGGTGGGACCATCCTCGAACCGCCACGCCGACGGGTTCTTCGTGTTGATCTTCCCGCCGATGGACAGTTGCTTCTCGGGCTTGCCGGACGCCACCTCGTCATACAGCGCGAGGGCTTGAGGGTAGCGGGTGTCCAACTCGATGTCCAGAGCGAACTGCAGAGACTTTTCGCCCTTGACCACCTCGCCTGCCACGGTGCGCCCGAACTCGAAGGTCGAACGGTGCGTCTCCAAGATCGGAAGGCCGCCCTTGGCCTGCTCCGCCATGTTCTTGAGGGAACGCTCCGTCATGCGATCCCGCTGGGCGTCGGGCAGATCGTCGCTGGCGACGGCCCGCACGAAAAACTTGCCCTTGTCGTCCTTCCACGCCTTCGTGATCGCCGCATCGAATTCAAACGCTTTCATGCCCGGCCTCCTACCTTCTTTTCCGGTTTAGGGGGTCCATTGCTACCATGTTCCTGCCCGATTGACAAGACCTGACTTAAAGCAAAACGTCGCGTGTCGCCGATGAGGTCCAGTATCACGTCTATCTCTTTGCCCAAAGGCACGCCCGTCGCGGGCGGCGCAACCACCGTCGAGGCGGGATTCGCCGTGGGCGCGGGCGCGGCCCCGGGCGCAACCGGCGCGGCGGGCGGCACGGGCACCGCAGACGGCGGAGCCGACAGGGAACGGATGGCCACGGCCGCGCCCAGCGACAGTTCGGTGAGCGCCACTTGAAGCGGCTTGTTGGCGAACGTGTAACTGGACGGGAACTGCTCCTTCCCCAGCGCCTCGCGCAACTCGTTCGGCGTGAGGGCACCGAGCGTCGCGTAAATCTGATGGATGCGGGCTTGGTCCATCGGATCGGTCAGCATCGGCCGCTTGAGGTGAATCTTCACCAGCGGCTCCTCCGTCCCGAGGAGGTCCGCCACGATGCAGGAATTCAGCAGGAACTCCTTCTCCGTCCGGTCAGGCTCGAACTCTTGGTTCTCGGTAACGTCCATCGAAGCGAAGGCGCTGTTGTGTACGAACACGCCCGCCTTGAGGGCGAAGTTGTGATGTTCCTCCACCGTGATGTCGTACACATCGGCCACGCCCACCTTCCGCACGCGCATGACTTTGTGGTTGGTGCCTCCACCCACGTTGGCCTTCAAGTATTCTGACTTCAACCAACCCCACGTCTTCCCGGCCCGGCGAAGAACCGCTTTGATTAAACCTGTAGAACAGTCGAGCCGTGCGGCCAGATCGTGGATGGAACGGCAATCCGGCGCGGCCACCAGTAACTTGTCCAGCGTAATGTCCGTGCGTCGAACCGGCATCCGCTTCACGGGGAAGAACTGCCGCATGAAATCTTTCCGATCCACGCCCCGCTCTTCCACCCTAGCGAACAGCGTGACCCTATCCACATCCAATCGGCGCGTCAGGTCGGCCAAGTTCAACGCCTTGGCGGCCTCACTCACGATAGCCTCGAACGTCAGCGACTTGCGGCGAGCGCGGAGCATCTCGATCACGGCGTTGCGCCGCTCTTCCGGCGATTTACCCGCCCAGCGGATTCGGCAGTCTTCCGTCGCGTGTTCACTCGGAGACAGCACGCGCAAAATCTCCGGGCGATTGTCCAACGAGTCCTGCGTATGATGCACCTCATGGCGAACGGGGATAGGTCCGCCGCAAAGGAACCGACCCACCATGCGATGCACAGGCTCCTGCTTCCGCATCCCGTAAGTCGAATACCACCAGTACGGCCGTTTGCCGTACCCTATCGGACGCACAGCGCGGTAAAGCGGCTTCAGTCGGTCGCCGTGCCGGAGTTGCCCGATTTCCTTGTACGTCCCGTCGATGAGCATAAAAAGGTGATCGGGCGTCCCTCGCACCGTATCTCCGTTATCCAGCAACACCTCCCAAATCTCTACCTGCTTCTTCGTGAGGCGCGGATGGCTGGCGCGGCCCGGAACGACGCGCCCTTGCTTATCGGACGAGTAGACCCAGAAATCGCCGCCCGCGCCATACTCCCCCACGAGATCGGCCATAGAAAGCGTCCGCCCATCGAGCAGTGGAACCAGCGTGTCCCCGGTCAAACACGATTTATTTACGTTCTCGCTCGCAAAATAGACCTGCGAGATGCCGAACGTCTCGCGCACCTCCTCGTCGTTCGCCGTCCGGTAGGCTTGGAACGAAGCGTCCTCCGTCGTGCCCACCGTCACCGGCACCACGTTGATGGCCGTGCGGTTCGGCTTGTTGCCGATCCCGACCTGCCGCTCCTCCACCTGAAGAACAGCAATGCGGTGCGCCCCGGCGGGGCCGTTCTTGCCCTTGCCCCGCACGAACCTCTCCAACATCTGCACGGACTCCGGCGCGATCCGGCCACCGCTCACCGTGATGATGAGCCGCGGGGTTGCGTCATTTTCAAAAAAGGCCACGTTCCGATTCGCCGCCAGCCGGTTGCCGCTCACCGCCGGAGACGAGGCCATGTAGCGCGGCAGGCCGTAGAAACTCGACCGGGGGCTGTAAAGGAGAAAGTGCAGAATCTCGCTCGCCCGGTTCTTCGGCGGGATGAGGCCGGAGAATTTGTTGCCCGCCTCCGTCTTGGTGCCGTCCTCCCGGACCAGCACCTTGCCGGTTTCCGCGTCGATGATCCGCTTGTCGCCGAACTCCTTGAAGAACTTCTTCTGGTTTCCGCGCACCTGCACGAACCCCAAGCCGTTCTTCCGCAGGCGCACGGTCACGGCCGACACGTGGAACAGGCCGTTGATCTTGCCCGCCGGATTCCGCGCCACCTCCATGTAGCCGTTGCCCATCGCCTCTTCGTCCATCTTCACGACGGTAAACAAGGTGACGAAGGGCATCCGCTTGTTGGGCCGCTTCAGCAACGCCTCCACCTGCGCTTTCTGCGCCGCCACCTTCGCCTTCACGTCCGGCGGCGTCTGGTCGTTCACCGGGATTGTCGGCACCACCTCCCAACCCAGCCCCACCGTGTTCCGGGCATAGGTGCGGACGCACCGACCGAGCCGCGAGTTCAACTCCATCATCCGCGCCCACAGATCGAGGTTGATAGGAGGCTGAATGATGCCGCCGTCGACGTTCGAGAAGGGGTCCTTCCCCTCCGCCAACTGCTTCGACTCCGGCACCTCAGCGTCGCCGCCGAAGAACAGAGCCTTGACGACGGCCTCACGCTCCCGGATTTCCTTCTGGAGCGCGGGTTCCGCGCCTTCGGGGACCGAGGCTGTCTTGGATCGTCGGTTCAACGCCATGCCCATCTCCTTTTCGTTCGGGTCACAGACCCGCCATCAATAACATCTTCTTGGTCCGGTCGTACCCGTGCCGGTACAACTCGTCCTTTTCGTCCAATGCCAGATCAAAGTCGAACGATCCGTAGCCCAACGAACTCAGGAACACCTTCACGGTGTCCGCCGGGGCCTTCTCCATCTGCGCGTGAACATTCGCGTCCACGAGCAGGTCCACCGTCCGCTCGACCTCCTTGACCAGCCCCATATTCGCCGACCACTCCTCCCGGCCGGAGCCGTTGGAGTGGTCATGCGCCAGCGCGACAACCACCGTCTTGTCAATGGCGCGAGACGCCTCCACGGGCACGTGCGCGTACACGCCGCCGTCCTTGTACCACGCCCCGTCGTATTCGACCGCGCTGAACGCCCCCGGCATCGCGGAGGTGATCCGCATGGCGGTGGCCAGCGGCATCTCCGGGTCGTCCACGCGGTTGAACACGGCCAGACGCCCGCGGCTGTAGTCGGACCCCGTGATCCGCACGTCGAACGCCGCGTCCTTGAACTTTTTGTCCTTCGTGATGGCCCGAAAGAAACGCAACAACTCGTTTCCGTTGGACAAGGACCCCAGACACACGAGTCAGAACACTCATCCACCCGGTGGAAATAAAATCGCCGAAATCCAAGTCCATCACCGTCTCTTTCAACTGGGCGGGCGAAACCCCCGATGCCAACGCACCCAGAACGATTCCCCCTGCCGACGTTCCCGCACCCACACCAATGGAATGTCCGTGATCGGCAATAGCGTTCACCG